CGGCGTCGCCGTCCCAGACGTGGTCGGGCAGCGGCTCGAGGATGCGGATCATCGTCTCGGCGGCGGCCTCGAGCTCGTCCTCGGTCTCGCCGGCGTTGTCGCCGCGGGCGGCGTCGACGATGACCCACACGGCGAGGGTGACGGCGACCGGGATGCCGTTGGCGTCGGGCGACGTCGCGCCCGAAGCGATGTTGCGCTGCTCGATCACGACGGCGACGGGCTTGGCCGGGTCGTCGAGGGTGCGCAGCCGGGCCGGGTAGCCGATGACGTCCCAGGTCGCCGGCGCGGCGGCCTGGATGAGTGCGGCGAGGTCGGAGCGGGCGGACATCAGCCGACCAGCGATCGGACGAACCCGACGTCGCGGGTCGCGTCGTCGGCGTCGGGCGAGGGGATGATCAGCTTGGACATGATCGCCCGACAGAACGGGTACAGGCGCACGCCGTAGGACTGCGACCCGGCCTCGTCGTCGACGTTCGACTGCGTCGCCTGCCGGTTCGCGAGGGCCTGCATCGCGACGCCTTCCTGAAATGCTTCGGACGGCGGTTCCGCGGTGCTCAGCGCGAGCCCCTTGGCGCGCAGGCATTCCTGCCGCGCGGTGAGCAGCTGCGCGTCGGTGGCGGTGATGACGTAGTCCGTCTTCACCTGCGCTGCGGTCTTCCACGGCATCGCCGCTCTCGCTTCCTGTAGGTCGGGGTGGGGCTGTGCCGGGCGGGCTGGGGATCACCGCCCGGCACAGCGGGTCAGGACTGGTCGTCCTTCTTGTCGGCCTTCTTGCCGGCCGCCGGCTCGGGCTCGGGCTCGAGCTGCTCGGTGTAGCCGGCGAGGCGCGCGTCGAGCGCTTCGATCTCGGCCTGCTTCTTCACGCGCTCCGACTCGAGCGCGGCGATCTTCACCTTGAGGTACTGCTGGTTCGCCATGTCGTCTCCTTCGTTGGGCGAGTGAGGCAGCGGGGGCAGGCGGGGCGGATGCTGTGATCCGTGAGCATCCGGCGCGACGCCGCCCGCGCCCGCTGCGGCTTACGGGGCGGGGACGATCGTCGTCTTGACGACTGCGCGGGCGTCGTTGACGAGCGTGCCGCCGTACGCGAACCATCCGATGTCGATCCCGCCGTTGCCGATGACCTGCGCCTCGAGCTTCACCACGGGCGACTCGAAGACGGTGGCCGCCCGCTGGTCGTAGGCGAGGAACCCGCCGGCGGCGAGGTCGAAGTTCACGTCCACGTCGAACACGGACGCCAGCGACGCGCTGCCGTCGGCGAGGTTCACGAATCCGGTGGCGTTCGCGAGCCAGGCGGGCAGGTCGCTCACCGTGAGCTCGGAGAATCCGAGGAAGACGTCTTCCGCCATCCAGAACTTGCTGGGCGCGGCGCCGATCTTCTTGAGCTGAAGGTATGCCTTCGTGATCGCGTTGAGGATGCTGGTGGCGCCGCCAGTCAGCGCGACCGCGCCGGCGACGAGGTCGGCGAACACGGACGAGTCCGACACGCCCTCATAGTTCGTGTCGAGGATCGCGAACATCGATGCGATCAGGTCGGCGCTGCCGAGGTCGGTGTAGATCCGATCGACGCGGTTGCCCTTCGCCCAGCGGCCGGGGGTCTCGGAGACGGCTTCGGTGGTCCACGCGTCGGAGTCGATCGCCGCCAGCCCGCCGGCGTAGGGCTCGGGCGCCGGCGTCGGGTTGACCCACTTCCAACCCTCGATCTTGCTCGAGGTGAGCGGACGCGTCGCGCCCAGCGAGTTGATCACGGGTCGACCCTGCGGGCTCGCCTGCCACACCTGGCCGATGCGCTCGGACTGCAGGAAGCCCTCGCCGGGGTCGTTCGCGACCAGCGTGGGGTTGTCGGTGATCGCGTTGTTGATCGTGGCGATGAACCCGGCGAGGTCGTCGCGCTGCGCGTTCTCGACGAGGTCGGGCATCAGCGATGCCAGCGTGACCGGCCGGGCGCGGGTGTGCGCGGCGGGGGCGACGGTGCCCTGCGGGCCGGCGGCGTACTCGGCGGCGACGGGCTCGCCGGGCGCGGCGATCGCGGGGGCGACGGCGGGGCGGGCGGCGGGCGGCGCGCTCTCGGCGGCGTCCATCGCGTCGAGCGAGGCGATGGATGCGTCGTACTGCGCCTGGGTGATGGTGCCGGCGTTGAGGGCCGCCAGCAGCTGTGCACGGTTCATGCGGGATTCCTTCTCTCGGGGTTGTGCCAGGGCGGCGGGTGCCGGTGCCGCGGCGCGGCCGGCGTGGGCGAACATGGAAAGGTCGAATGCCGCCGCGGCGGCGGGCTGCGCGGCGGTCGCGAGGCGGTCGGCGAGGCGGTCGGCGAGGCCGGCGTCGACGGCTTCCTGCGCGCTGTACCACGTTTCGGCCTGCATCGCGGCGCGCCAGTCGGCGACGTCGCCGCCGGCCTTCGCGGCGTACATCGTGGCGATGTTCTCGCTGATCATGTCGAGCAGGTTCGCCGTCTCGCGCATGTCCTCGGCGTTGCCCATCGCGACGGTCCACGCGTCATGGATCATCAGCTGCGCGTTGTCGCCCATCACGACTTCGTCGCCGGCGGCGGCGATGAAGCTGGCGGCCGACGCGGCGAGGCCGTCGACGTGCACGACGACGTGCGCGGCGTGCTGGCGGATCGCGTTGCGGATCGCGATGCCGTCCCAGACGTCGCCGCCGGGGCTGTTGATGTACACCTCGAGCTGCGCGGCGTCGACGTCGCGGATCGCGGGGACGAGCTGCGCGGCGTCGACGTCGCCCCAGAACCCGCCGATCGCGCCGTAGATGTGCAGCGACGCGACGCCGCCCGCCGCGCTCAGGTTCCACGTCGGCGTGTTCTGCTGCGCGAGCGCGGCGAACCGGGCGCGAGCGTCGCGCGGGTCCAGCGCGTTGAGGATCATCGGGCGACGGTTCATGCGGTGAGCTCCTTGAGCGGCTGTCCCTCTTGCGCGTCGATCCACGACTGGTCGATGAACCCGCCGTCGATGCCGACTTTGTACGTGTCAAACCGGGTCTTCTGGTCGGGGCGGATCAGCGCGTCGATGTCGAACTCGACCGACCAGCCCATCGGCGTGACGTCGTTCATCGACAGGCGCGATGTGATCGGCGTCATAAAGCCAGTGAGGAACAGGTCGATGAGCTCCCACGCGCGCGACTGCCGGTTCGAGTAGTTCAGCGACGCGCCCTCGAGCGCGACGTCGGCGGCCCACGCCGGCACGCCGGTCTGCCGGGCGAGGGCGAGATCCATCTGCCGTTGCGCGTCGATGAGCAGCTGCGAGTCGTTGATGCCGAGGGCGGTGACCTTGATGCTCTTGTCGGTGTAGCCGGCGCCGTACTTCGCGCGGGCGGTGCGCCACGACTCGAGCAGCTCGCGGATCTGGTCTTCCTCGAGCGGCTTCGTCCCCTCGTTGTGCAGGTCGATCGACGGCACGGGGTTCTCTTCGGCGAGCGACGCGGCCCGGTCGAGGATGACCGCGCGGCGCAGGATCTTCGCGCCGTCGTACAGCAGGCCGTCGTCCTGCGCGTCGAACTGCACGACGTACCAGCCGGCGGCGGCGATGTCGGTACCCCACGCCTTGACGAGCTTCCCGTCGCTGTCGAACTCGGCGTCTTTGCGGGCGAGGAACTTGGACCCGCCGCGCGCGGGCCAGCCGTACGCGTCGCGCTCCTTGACGATGAGCCACGTGCACGGGTCGTAGAACAGTGCCCGTGCGATGTCGACGAGGGTGGCGGCGAGCGGGCGATCCTTCTCGGGCTGCTGCAGCCATGACATCTGGATCGGCGCGAGCGCCGTGCCCTTCATGCTGCGAAGACGCATCCGCGACACGTTCGTGACGAGCAGCCGGTCGGCCTTCGCGACGACGGGCAGGCTCTTCGCGGTGCGGCGGCTGATACAGATCGAGCTCGAGTCGGCGAGGCCGTACAGCTCGCCGACGATCGACAGATGCGATCCGTCAGCCCAGGGTGATTCCCACGAGTTGCCAGTACCGCCCAGCCCCGGCACGCCCGGACGCGTCAACTCACGCACGACGGCGTCTCGGACGCGGGTGAACAGGTTCGGCTTTGCCACGCTCAGAACGTTGGCGCCGACTCCCCACACACGAAAATCAGCAGCTCAGAATCGGCGTGTCGCATCTCACGGATTCGCTTCCTTGAACGCGCGGGCGAAGTTCTGAGAGCACAGCGAACGCAGCCGCCCCGCGGCGTCGCGGGGCTCACGCCGGGCCGCCATTCTTGCGCTTGCGGCGCTCGGATTCGGCGAGGGCGGCGCGCGCGTTGTCGCTGTCGGGGTGCGCGCGTTCCTCGTGGCGGGCGCCGACGCGCCAGCCCTGCGCGCGGGAGTCCGCGAACCCGTGCCACCACGGGCAGCGGGTGCACGTGACGACGGTGCTGATCTGGGTGGAGTCGAGTCGGATCATCAGTACCTCGTGACGGGCGCCCAGGTGGGCGCGGGTTTGTGGTCGATCAGGTAGAGCCCGACGCTCGAGGCGATCGGGCCGGCGACGGGGCCGGTGGAGTCGGTGCGGCTGATCCGGGTGGTTTCGCCGCTGCGCTTCATGACGATGTGGGCGACGCCGAATGCGAGCGTGTCGGACCCGTCGTGCACGAGCTCGTGCTCGTCGCGGGCGGCGGTGATCCACGCGTCGTCGGCGATGCCACGCTCGACGCCGTTTAGCGTCGTCACGGCGTCGTCGGGTGCGCCGCGGTCGGCGAGACGCCGGCGCACTTCGTCGGTGATGCGGCGGGTCGGGCCGCCGTCGTCGGCGCCGAACGCGGCGGGCCCGTGGGCGTGCAGCTCGAGCAGCAGATCGACCATCCACTGCGTCCCGGGCGCGGCGTGCACGACGCGGGTGCAGGGGCGGCCGACGTCGTCGCGCCAGGTCGCGAGCACGGCGCCCATCTCGTTTTCGTGCGCGGCGTCCCAGGTGATCGCGACGTCGGACCAGCGCGCGCCGATCGTGTCGTCGGCGAGGGCTTCCCAGTCGGCCGGCGGGATGAGCGGGTCGCTGGTCTCGGTCCAGATGTTGCAGAACGCGCGCAGCCACGTCGCCCGGCTCACGCCGCGCGAGAGATCCATGAGGGCGGCGAGATCCTGCGTACCGCTGCCGTCTTCGCGGCGCACGGCGGGGTGGAATCTGGCGATCGCGATCGGGTCGAACGGGTCTTCGCCCTCGGGCAGCGATGCCTCGAAGTACGCGATCTTCGGGTCGGTGCCGGGGTGCTCGACGGACTTCCGGCCGCGGTCGACCCACTTGCGCAGGAACCGTGATGCCGCGGTCCCGGCGGTCGAGATCAGCCAGATCTGCCGGCGGCCGTTGAGGGTGACCTGTGCCGGGATGATCGCACCTTCGAGGATCGCGTCGCCGAGCAGCTCGTCGAGCTCCCAGATCTCATCCATGCCGACGAGCGGCGGCGTCTCGCCGTGCAGCGCGGCCTGCACGGGCGCGAAGATCCGGTTACTCGACCCGTTCGGCCAGATGATCGCCTCGTCGCCGGCGGACAGCCGGAACACGGGCGACAGGTTCATCAGCTGCGACGCCTCGAGCAGCTGTTTCAAATCGTTGAAGCGGGACCGGGCATCCTTGCCGGTCTGCGCGGTGTAGAACGTCTTGATGCCTGGCGTCGTGATCGCGCGCTCGAGCTGCACGGGCCCATACATCGTGGTTTTGCCGGACTGGCGCGGGACGGTGACGACGACGATTTCATAGACGAGGTTGCCGAACGCGTCGAGCTCGCCGGCGACGTCCCAGACTTCGCACTGCCACGGCATCCCGGGCTTGCCCATCATCGCGGCGATGTTGGCGATGCGCCTGCCGATGGTGCGCCGCTCGAGGTTGCGCGGCGTCGCGTAGGTGAATCCCATCCAGTCCGGGATGGTGTCGGGGATGACGAACGATGCCGCCTCGAGCTCGAGCGTCACGGGGTGCCCTCGCTGCCGAGCAGCTTGTCGACGAACTCGCCGAACCGCTGCGCGACGTCGCCGGCGACCGGGGTGGGAAGCGCGAGCAGTGTGTCGCGCAGCTGACCGGCCGCCATAGCGGCGGCGGATGCGCGGCCGGAGCGGCGGCCGGCGGTGACGGCGTCGGCGAGCTCGAGCGCGAGCTGACACAGGCCAGCGTGCCGCGCCTCGAGCAGCCGGTCACGCTCGAGCGCTTCGATCGTGGCGATCACAGCGGCGCGCATCGGCGAGACGCCGGCCTGATCGGACGGCACGAGCTCGAGGCCGGGGATCGTCTCGGCTGCGTCGTGGTCGTTCGTCATGGTCTCGTCTCGTCTCGTCTCGATCTCGGTTTTTCTGGGCTGGTCGGGGAGAAATGGAAGCGGCTGCGCGTGGTGTCCAGCGAGTCATCAGCTAAAAAACTGGATGCCGCTCTCGATCGGAATGCCGACGCGACGCAACGGCTTGCGACCGCGCGAGTAGTTGCATGAGCGGTGCGATGGTCCGAGGTTGTCGAGGTCGAACACTGCGCCGCCGTCTGCTCGAGGGATGATGTGATCGGCGCTGTCGGACCCGGGCAACCCACAGTTGATGCACAGGTCGCCGTACTCGGCGAGGGTGCGCTGCACCCACTCCTGCGCTTTGCGGCCCGCCCAGCGCTGCACCTTCGCATCCGGGTCGGCGTAGCATCCCGGGCCGTGGCGGATCACAGGTCTTCCTTCCGGCGATGCTGCACACCCAGGCGACGTCGCCAGTTGTTCACGGTGTTCGTGCTGCAGCCGTACCGTTCGGCGAGCTCGGACAGCGACCAGCCGAGGCGCGTGAGCTCGACGAGCTCAGCCTGTTGCTCGACGGTGAGGGTGACGTACGGCTGCTTGTTGCCGGGCTTGATCGCGCCGGCCGATCGCCGCTTCGGGTCGCGACGCTCACGCTTCTGCAGCGAGCGGTCGAGGTGCGCCTCGATCAGCCGGCGCATCCCGACGCCGCGCTGCGCGGCGAGCTTCTCGAGCTTGACGAACGTGGTGCGACTGAGGTGGATGGTGACCGGGATGCCGTCATTCATGCGTAGATCTCCGCTTCTCGTTGTGCCAGCCATTGCCGCTCGAACTCGACGAACGGCATCCGGGGGAACTCCTGCCAGTGCTCGACGAGCTCTTCGCTGGCGTACAGCTGCGCGCGGCGGGCGGGGCCCATGAACAGCGAGACGGGGTCGACGTCGCGCTGCCGTCCGAGGTCGTTGAGCAGCGCGCCGCTGGTCGCCGTCTCGGCCTGCGCGTACCGGCGCCATAGCTCGCCGTCGAACTCGGCGCGGCACTCACGCCACAGCGCGAACGCGTCACGGACCGCGACGCTCACAGCTGCCCGCCGGCGGTGGCGTAGGCGTGCGCGCGACGCAGCGTGCGGAACAGCATGGCGCCCGTGAGCTCGCCCTGCCGGTAGGCGATCCAGCATCCGACGTGTGTGCGTTCGACGCGCCAGCGGTTCATCGGTCGATCACCTCTTCCCAGTACGCGACGGCGATCATGCCGACAGTCACGCCCCACAGGATCGTGATGCCGAATGCGAGCAGATCGTCGCGGATCAGCCCGCCGACGACGAACGTGCCGAGCGCGAGCACGCCCGCCGCGACAACGAGGCTCAGGATGACGTGAGCCCGGCGCGAGAGCCGAGGCGCATGCCACGTCATCAGCGGCTCTTCCCCGCGCGGCCGGGACGCGCGCCGGGCGCTCACGACGCGCTCCGAATGCTCGGACGCTCGTGACAGTGCCGACAGGCGCCGTGCTCGCTGAGCTCGTGGCGACCATTGCGCCAGTCGCCCGGGCATCGGTCATCCGACCAGCCGACAGCGAGGCGGTTATCCACAGGCGCCGTGCGCCCGTCGTAACTCACGCTGGTACTTGAGATGTTCTTAACTTGGTCTTCTATAGTCGTCGTCTCAGCCGACGCGGCTGAGACGCCGTCGTCGGATTCGCCGTCGT